TTCTGCTACGGTAGAAGTATTAATATGTGTTAAAACAGTTTTAAGTTTTTCATATTTAACACGCAATTCTTGATGTTCAAGTTTCATTATCGCAAATGTACTTCTATAACTCTTGTTATCTTCTACTAACTTATCATAATTATCCTTATAAGGAAGTCTATTTAATATATCTTCCTGAATTTTAACTAAAATATTTTCCTGCTCAGTAATTTTATTTCTCAATGATAATATTTCAGCACTTTCATCAAGAATATTCTTTTGTTTTAAATCATAAATTTCTTTCTTCAAAAGGGAAATAGTAGATTTATTATCTTTTAATTCTTTATTTTTTAATGTTAATTCCTTTTGTAAATTATCAATCTGTTTATCTTTTTGACGTAATTTTTTTGAATATTCTTTATTATTACTATTACTATTAACATTATCTTTATTATTACTATCATCATTGTTATTGCTAATAATATCATTTAATTCTTCAGAAGATTTTACATTTTCAACTTTAGTTACATTTATGAATTTTTCTAATAATTTCTTTTTCTTATCTGCTGTTTTGTTTTTATCATTTTTATAAGTTTCCGCAAATTTAAGTTTAGGATCTTCTGACATCATTTTAATATTCATTTTATCTTTATCACCTCATTAGTATATAGTATTATATAGTATTGTATGTTTTATACAAAAATATTATACCATTGATAAGTGATAAAATAAAGAGGGAATGATATGGGAGGGAATTGAAACAATAAACGCAATAGTTATATTAGTAATCTAATGACTTTGTGTTTTTAATTCTTTTTCTTTCTTTCTCTTTTTACGTCCTTTTTCAATAATTTCTATATCACACCAACCTCCATCAATTTTACTATAATTTATAACTCTCAAAATTTTATCAGGATATTTATAGTCAAACATTTTTCTTTTTAATACAAAATCTGGAGTGGTCATTCCTTTAGTGTCGAATATTATAATATCTCCATTTGTATATTCAACTTGAAAATCTGCAATATAATTTATGGGTAGTATTTTCTTTCCATACTTTTCATATTTTTCTTGGAGTAAAAACTTTGGTTGAATTTTAATACTTTTAACAATTCCTTCTTCTTGTTGAGAAAGAAGATAAATATAATATTTGTATTCTAGATCACTTGAAAATGTATATTCATTTAATGTTCTTTTTTCTTTGGCCTTGCTTGAATTGTTTACATTAAATTTTGATCTTGCCAATAAAAACACTCCAATTCATTAAAATTTAATTTTAAAATAAAAATAACTACCCTAAAAAATATAAGGTAGTTATCTCTAATCTAAAAAACACAAACCCAATAAAATCAACACTTTTCAAACATCAAACTCTTAATAAAATTACGTTTTTATTTTTAATATGATTTAATATTGCAAATAAAAAAGAGTAGGTAAGGTGTAAAATAAACCAATTCCTACTCTTAATTAATTTAAATTATATTTTATAAATTGCAGAGTTTATGTTATTTTTCACTTATTCCTCATAAATGATAGATACGGTAACTGGTCTTCCTACAATCAGAGTACCACTAGCTCCAGTAGTTAACCAAATAGTTCCGTCTGATTTTATTCTAAAATAATATTCTATATCTGTAGATGCAGTTACATTAGGCAACCTTAAAGTGCCAGAACTATCAGTAACAACACTACTAAAATTAATTATTTTAGATTGAGTTAATCCATGAGCAATATACAAATGTTGTCCTAATGCTGGCATTGTGCCTGTATATTTTCTCATCTTAATAGCAGGTGCATCAGAACCAAGTTTAGTGAAACCATCATTATAAATATGTCCTGCAAAATAACCATTTTTCATTTTATGACTACTTGTACCTAAATCATAAGTATTATTACTGGATGGTCTAATCGAGACATTAAATATTGATTCTGTGTCAAATACAGAAAAATACCTAACACCATTAGGAGAACATATTGCAGAAAAGGTTGGTTCACACTGTAATCTAATTCTTTGTGTTGTTCCACTATCAACGGTAGTTGTAATTCTAAAAGCACCATTACCTAATTTATATAACCATACATCATTCTCTATACCGTCCACAAGTTTGATTCCTGCATTTGTTGCTCCGTTGATTTTAATGAATGCACTTGTTGAAGCAACATTATCATTTATTTCTAGCATTTCAGATGGATTTGATTGATTAATTCCTAATCCAGTATTAGTTAATGTTGCCTTAGTTGTTCCTGCAACTTGCATATTGATTGATGTAGACGTTCCGTTAAGTGTAAGTGAATCACCAGCAACAGATTGCAATATTGAATCTATAGTTAATCCTGTATTTAATTTCCAATTTCCTGTTGACTGATCCCATAAAATAGTTTTATCAGTAGTACCATTAAGAACAATACCTCCACCATCAGCTAATGTGTCTGTAGGAGTAGTTACATTCAATAAATAAATGTTTTTATCTTCAACATTTAGATTTGAAACATCAATATAAGTAAGCGTACCTTGTACATCCAAATCACCTGTAATTACACCATCTCCAACCACATGTAAATCTTTAGTTGGATTTGATGTGTTACCAAATTTTCCATCTTTATCAACATAAAATGTTCCTGCTTGTGTTCTAACACGAAAATCTGGATAATCATTACCATCAACAAGAGGAGAGTCTATTGATGTATACAATGTGTCACCAGAATTATAAAATCTGTGTTCTTTTGTAGTTGCTTGTTTTATATTATCTTTAAATGTTGCTAATCCATTAACTGTTTCTGTACTATTTAATGTAGTTGCACCAGTTATATCTAATGTCCCACTAATTGTAGTATTACCAATCACATCAAGTGTTCCATTTAAATCACTGTTACCAGTTATGTCTAAATCTCCACCAACAGTTGTATTACCAGTTATAGATGCAGTTGATCCTATAGAAATTGAATTAAATTCAACATCATTAGTTGTATTTATTGGTTGATCTGAATGATAATGATGAGTGGCATTTCCACCTTCAAGTGAAGTAAGTCCTTCATGTGATGTTACAATAGAAGGAGCAAACTTTGTATCAAAAGCACTATCTATTTGTGTAGCAATATCAGCACCTTTTAATACAATTATTCTACCTATTAGCATACCATTTTTAGAAAATATAGAAGGAATATTATTAGGTAATTGAGATGCTTTTGCTACATTAAGATCATAATCATCATTCCCAAGAAATACAATAATTTCTCTTTGATTACCAATCATACGAAAAATCCAATTTACAGAATAATTTCCATCTGTTAAAGTTGCTAATCCCATTCCTGTATTATATTGAGTATTATTATATTGAGTAATAGCAGAATCAACCCATGTACCTGTTTCATCTGTATATAGCATTTTGCAAATATCAACAGAAGAATCAACTGCATCCATTGAATTTCTGTAAACACCTTGCCATACAGTACCAGAAGAAACAATTATAGTACGTACTACTGGTGTTGCAGATTCACCTAAATTTAAACCTGACTCTCTAGAAAAACGGTCTGTTCTTATTAATCTATCATGTATTTTATTTGGTAAACCATTTCCAGGGGCATCCCAGTCTACGTGTGAAAAATAATCCCCATCTCTTATAACTGTATAAATTGGTACTATATTTGACCAATTAAATTGTGTTAAATCTGTAATAACACGTAATATAGGAGAGTCATTATTATAATCAGCACAAATATAAGATGTAATATTTTCTGCTATTGAAAGTGTTGTTTCGGATATTATATGTTCTGTTATTACACCGATATATTCAGCATTGTGAAATAATCTATATGTACCATCCCCTATAGTTACTGTACCCAATCCTGTGTTATATGTTATTGTTGGTTTTATTACTGTTCCTGATGATATAAATGTTGTTGAACTATTAGAGGTATTATCAATAGCTTGAGAAGCTAATGCTCTAGCATAGGCATCAACTTTATTATTGGTAATAGGCATTTAAATTCACCACCTTTCTATGCATAATCTATACAAATTGTCCTGACCATCGTAACTTTGTATTTGCCAAATTCATAACTTGAATACTTGATATACTTTCAAAATTATATTCTCTTGACTCATTAACTGGAATATAGAGGATAAAGTTATCAATATTTATTTTTAAAGGTGTATTTTCTGCTTCAATGAATAGACTATTGAGATTGCATTTGTTACCATTTGCGTCTGTGAAATTTATAATTTGATTGTTTGATGTTAATACAAACCAAGGATCATAATTTGCATCACCTATTTTGTTTAATGGAATGCTAGAAATGTAGCCAGAGTGATAGATCATTCCTGCACTTGACATTTAATATTACCTCCTTTATGAAAAGTTGTGAGAATTGTTGTTGGGAGATTTGCTGAGTTTATCGAGTGATTTATTGTGAGATTTATTGAAATGTTAAAATTAAGATATTATAATGTTACACAAAAATAAAACCCTTATAAATAAAGGGTTTATGGGATCGGATATTGTTATAAAAGCGAAATTTTGTATTGAAATTTGTAAAAAAATAAGGGCAGGAAAGAGATATTTATTCCCTAAACCTACCCTTATTAGTAAACATATTATTTTAGTATTCTGTCAAGAGTTTTATTCGTATGATATAATTTTAAAGTCAGATTTACCAATTTTACCTTCATATTTTATTTCAACAGAATCCTTTAATTTATCAATACTACCTGAAATAGTTAAACCATAATCTTTAAATGATATTGCAAATATATTATCTTTAATCCATATTATTTTGCAAGTTTCTGATTTTAATTGTGGTTTAATTATTTCTTTCTCAATTATATTGTTTTCTTCAATAATTACATCATTAGAAATTAATTCGTTATTATCCTTTTGTTCCAATTTTTTTGACATCTTTTTACTCCTAACTTTACAATTTATATAACTATCTGTATTTTTAATGCATTGGCCATTGTAGCACCATCTTACAAATATACAGTTCTCATTAATCAAATTACATTTTATGATATGATGTATACCTATAATTTTATATACACCATATTCACATAATTGATTTATCATGCCGAAACCCCATTTAAAGTGTTAATAAATTCTCCATTATAATATCTTTGTGTAAATTCTTTAAATTGTTCTGGAGTATTCTTTCCATAACCATATATTTTGTGAAATAAATTATGTATTTCTTTAGATAAACAAACACCTAAACCATATTTATAATGTAATTCTAAACACTTATCTTCAATTTTTTTTAATTCATCTTGAGATAAATTTTCTACTTTTATTTCTCTTAAGTTAATATCTATTTGAAAATATTTAATTAATTCTTCTAAAATTAAATCAAAACCGTATAGATGATGTATTGAATTTATTCTACCTCCTGTAAAAACACAACAATAATTATCTACCTGCAATGAATCTTTTTTCCATTGTAATATATGTTGTCTAAGATAATTATGTAAGGGAGTAATCCCACCTTTCCATGAAGGATGATTTTCTCCTGAAATATTATCATAATTACAATATTTACAACCATGACCTTGATTAAATGAAGATAATGCAATTGATTGAATTTCATTAAGGTGGTTGGAACATACGTAATCTATGTATCTTCTTTTATTTTTAATACTTTCTCCAATTACTATATATCCTCTGTCTTCAAAATTTCTACAAATTAAATCAATAGGAGTTAATTGTGATAATGATTGTTTTTCATGACTACAATATGTACATCCACATCCTGCTTTAAAATCCTCAAATTTTACTTTTTGTATTTTAAATTTATGTTTTTTACAAATAAAACTTAAATAGGTTTTATTTATAATTTTCTCATTGAACTGTAATAATATCAAATCTCTATCTAAAAATTGTTTTTCAATATCTTTAAAATTATTTATTAATTGATTTGGTACGGGAACATTATATTTTAATAAATTGCTTTCTTGAGTTTTTATAAATCTACAATCGTCACATGCATCTTTATTAATTATTTTTTTATTATTTTTATTATTGAATTGAGAATATGGTTTAGGATATATTTTTCCACAATAATCGCATTCAACAACTACTGCAATATGACTATTTAAAGCTAAATCTTCAATTTTTACTATAAATTTCTCACCTTGTTTAGTATATACATATCCTTTAGGTTCATATATTTTTCTATTATTTGTCCATGTTACTTCAACTTCTTTTGTTATTAACATTTTTTCTCCTTTCCACTATTGGAGATTTAAATGGGAAAGAGGCTATGTAGTGGCATAACCTCTTTAATTACAATATTTAAGTTTGCAACCCTAAATATTAACCATTATTATATTTTTATACTTTACGAAACTGTTAAAGTAGCAGTTGTCCCTACGGTGTTTTTATCTGTAATAACTACAGTAATAACTGAACTTCCAGCAGCAACAGTTGTAATTATTCCAGTATGTAAACCAATTGTCGCCGTTCCTACCGTTCCTGACGTAAAACTAAGCGAAGCAACAGGAGCAATAAAAGCTGCATCTCCATTAGTAGGGACTGCCCAAACTTGTAAAGTTGATGTACTAGGATGTGTCATAGCAATTGTATCGTCTGCAATACAAATCATTCCAACATTATCATACCAGTTAGCAGAATCTAAAACTTCAGTAATAGTAGCATAAACACCAGAACTAGAGCAACCTGCAACAGTAGAAGCTAAAGCCATACCTTTAATTGGAGTGCTAGAAACACCAGTAGTAGTTAAATTTAATGTAGCAGTACCGTCTAATTGTAACCTAGGAACTTCTACCAAAACTTTGCCGACAAGAGTAGAAGTACCAACATTACTAGGATCACCAGAAAACATTTGTGCTTCTACTACCGTTCTAACAATAGCAGGAATAATATTAGCATTTACAGTTACTTGTCTAGCTGCTGAATCTGCTTTATAATATCTAACACAAACAGTTCCACTAGATTGACCTACAAGTGTAAAATCTTTAGTTGAAAAAGTAAATCTTTCAGTTGTTCCATCTGATAATTCTGCCCATCCATAAATAGTTCCAGATGATGTTGCAATAGGTGTACCTAATACACTACCTGCACCTGCTGTTAATGTAACATTTTCTTCTTCCCAAACATTAGCACCAGTTACAATTGAAGAACCTATAGTTTTTGCAATCATTGAAAGATTGAATTGCTGTTCTTCTTGAGTAAGAGAAAGTTGTCCTGTATGATAATAAATCATTTGAAGTGCATTTCCTTGACCAGCATTAACATTCTGTGAACCAGTAGAAATTTCAATTGAACTATTTAATAATGTTTTACCAACCCATAAAAGGTTATCATTAGAATCATAGTTAAAAGTTTTACCCACCCCAGCTAAAAATTTTTTATTAATAGTCATAATAATTCCTCCTTATTATTATATTAGCAATCTAAACTAAACTTTTGCACTTTCAATCTTACTTTTAAATTCACCATAATCAATAATTACATCAGAATATTTTTTACTAGATAATTCACTCATCCAATGATTAATATCTTCTTTAAAAGTAACCATTCCTGAACATTCCGCTTGTTTGTATATTTCGTAATGTAATTTATAATCATATCTTTGAAGTATTTTAGTAAATTTTCTTATAGTGAGATTATGTATTTTTTTATCATCTACTTCATGAAGTGCAAGCATCACACATATAATTTGATCTTCTAATGAAGATATTTTCTTTTTATTTCTATTCATAAATTCTTGCGCTTCTTTTAAAACTGCTTCAACTTTTGGATCTATATAAGTATCATCATAATCAGGTATATTTTGAAGTAATATTATTTTTTTAATATTATCGAAATCTTTCTTATCTATAATTATTTTCTTATATTCCTTTTCTTCATCTCCATATTCTAAATTAAAAATAAAATTAATTTTACCTTTTTCATCTTCAATATATTCAATTTGATTGTAATCTATATTTAAACATATTTTGAATATTTCTAACAACATCATTAAATAAACTTTTCCATTTTCATCTTTTTCAAAAGTATAGAATAAAAAATCTAGATATGACATTTTTATTATATTTGGATCAGGTATTTTATTCTTATCAAAAGTCAAACAATTAACACTTATAAAGAAATTTAAATAATCTATTACTTTGACAGGATATATTAATAACTCTTTATATGGAACTGGTTTATCATAAGTAAAATATTCTTCCAATTCATTTTCTTTAATCATTTCTACACCGTCCTAGTAGATAAGAAAAAAGTATACCCTGAATAATTATTATTATAAGATATAATATTAATAGATGAATTTTGTGTTAAATATAATAAACCAATACCACCACAATCAAATCCATTTAATGAATTTAAAATTTCTTGAACCATCACTAAATAACGAAGTTTATTATCCTCTAAATCTACTAAAGTATTATAAGTAATTGCCTCAAAACCTATATATGTTCCAGTAATATAAATACTATCTGGTTTAAATCTAGGAATAAAAAAACGAAGTTCTGAACGAACTTTATCTATAATGTTATTGTTAAAAGGATATTTATAGATTTTTTGTTGATTTAACGGATCATCACCTTTACCAACTAATTTAATAATTTCTTCTATAGAAACATCTGGCAAAGAAGGTGATAGAGCATCTGGTGTGTCGTATGCAATGCAACGCATTAGATTTTTGTTTTCTATTAATTTATTACCGATATTTGATAATATATTTCCTGCATTTAATAATTGTATAATGTCTGACATTATCACCATCTCACTTTAATTTTATGATTAATATTTAATGAATATAAAAAGAGAAGGTGAGAGGTGTTATCCTCCAAATCCTTCTTTAAGAAAAATTAAAATTGAATTTTAATTAAAATAAATTGAATAATTTAATACTCTTCTCAACAAATTCACCATTACTATTGTCAACTGCTCTTAACACAATATAATAAGTAGTTAAATTAGCAGTAATACTACATTGATCTGAATCAATCACATTTAAAACATAAGCATTTACAGGTGTGTTACCTGGAATAATACTAAAAGTAAATTCTGCGTTTTCAACTAAAATTCCATTATTATATTTTTTTGCAATATAATTTTGTGAGTAATTTTTAATAATATCTGCATTGCCTAATAATTCATAAGTTATATTATCTTGCGGTACTTCAATCACATTTATAGTAATAGTATCTAATATAGTATTATCAGATGTTAATTTAACAGTAATATTACAATTACCAATATTACTTAATGTTGCAACTAATCCACTAGAATTAACTGTACAAATTCCAGTATTACTACTTGTAAAAGTTAATGAAGGAGTAGGGGAGATTAATGTTTCATTATCGAACACATTAATATTAAGTTGTAGGGTAGTAGATTCTTGGATGTCTACTGAATTACCATTCAAAATCTTCAGTGTATATAAATGTTCTTCCTGCACTTCCTGACTATATTCAATCTCCATTTTCAAAATTCCAGGTTCAACTATATCATTTATGTCTTTAATCTCATAATTTTGTAAACCCAACTTATAAATCTCTCCACGTTTAATTTGTTGAGTAATTTCGTTGTTAGGAATTTTTAATATGATAGTAGTTGATGGTGATTCTATATATTTAGTTTCATCTGTATCTAAATTTATATTTGATTGTATAATACAAGGAATTTGATGTAGGATATGAGATTGATCGTAGAAGTTTAGTGTATTGTTATTGCACTTAGTAATTATACCAACATTCGACACCGAAGAAGTAGTATCTGTTTCAGTACATATCCATTTATAATTATCAAAATATACAATATCACCAATAAAAATAGTCTCGTCTGGATAACACAATAATCTTTTTTTATTTGGATTTTTTATAATCGAACTTTCTTCAACAATACGAACATCTCTATCAACATTATTAATTTTCACTAAATTATAACTTGTAGAATTTTTAAATTCAGTTGATATTATATTTTTCATATTGTTTATATATAAACTTTTTCTATCTATTCCTCGTCTTGTTTGATAATCCGTCCACCAAGTCAATAAAATATCAACTCCTTTAAATTTCTACAAATTATAAATTAAAGGGAGTAAATAAAATACTCCCTTTAAAATTAATAATATAATTTATCTCTTAAAGCAATAATTTTTAAAGTAGAACCATCAACAGAAGCCTTGTAATACAAAGTCTTGCAATAAGATTCAAAATTTTCAATACTTTCATTAGCTGCAAGTTCAATTGAATTATCTTCAGTTGTTAAATTGTCAATATTAATAGTTACTGTATTTGCCGAAGCATTTTTAATAAGCTGAAAAATATTAGTATCAAGAACCACACTTTGTTCTGCAATATTAGCAGTTAATTTTTTACTCACATATCCAGTTATATTTGCCATTTTTAACATTCCTCCTAATTTTTATTTTAATATTTTAAAGAGCATTCAATGCAACTTTTCTCCAATTAACATCAGCAATTGTATTAGGTGCAACTAAAAAATAGAGATTAGTAGCATCATAATGTACTGGTTGACCAACAACTGTACCAACTGTTCCATTTACTCCACCTGTAAGAGTAACTTGTGCAAATGCACCATTAGCCATAGTTTCAGTAGTAGCAATGCTATTTCCAGCAACGCCTTTAGTATCGGCAGTAAGAACTACAGTATCTCCTACACCATCAACAGCACCTACACCTTGAGTATCACTTGTAGTAATAGCTAAAGCCAATGCTGTTACTGCATCTGCTTGTACACAATCAACTCCAGATGTAGTTGTACCTAGAGTAACAGCATCAAATACATTTGTTATCGCTGTAAATGTTTCAGTAGTTGCAATTAAATCACCAGCAGTTCCACCTATTAAAGCAGTTATTACACAATCATTTACTGCAAAAGCTGTTGCTGTAACCTGAGTATGAGCAATATTTACACTATCAGTCCCATTAATGGCAGCGACAATTGCAGTTTTTGCGGTAGCTAAATCAGTACCAACAGATACCTCACCGTCTGCATTAGCTGTACCAACTGGAACAAATGTATAAACTTTAGTACCAATTGTCATTGTATTACCAGCAGTAGGTTGTGTGTCAATTGTTAATGTTCCTTGTGATTTTGTTGAAACTGCTTCAATATCAACTGCAATATTATCACCAGTTATAGTTTGCATTGCATCTGCACAAAATTCATAAACATCATCACCAATTGTAACTGTCTCACCATCAATTACTACACCACCTATAGTCAATGTGCCTGTAGCTGCTACTGCATTAACAGGAGTTGCTTGAGTAGGAATATGTAAACTAGATGTTTTATTAATATCTGCACCACCTGCTGTTATAGTTACACCATTAACTTCAAGTGATATAATATCTAAAGTATCAATTTGACCATTTTCATCTACAACTACTGCTTTATTTGCTGTTAATGTACCTGGAATAACATTTGTTAAAGAATCTTCAGATGCACTTTTAAATTCAAACTTTCTCATGGTATTCCTCCTTTGCTAAATTATCATTCATTTAACCACCTGATTTATAAAACTTAGAATATAAATAACCATCATACAAATAATCATTAACTTTTAATTTTAATTCTTTATCATAAACAGTTTTAAGTTTATTCATTGTAGTTAATAAATCAGCAGGACTAAAAGTTTTAAAATCCTTATCTGTTAATCTTAATTTTAATAATTCACCATTGTTTATTTTTTCATCTAACCAAACTTTTCTCATATAATCTGCTAAAATCCACATCTCTTCTTCAGTTAAATCATTAGTAAATAATTCAGATACATCATCTCTAATTAAAGATTGTTTACATTTTTTAAATAATGTTACAGCTTTAGATAAAGTTAATTTATTTTCTATTTTCATTTCTTCTTCGGTTAAAGAAGTTAAATCGAAATCATCAATTTCATGCATAAATTTTTGAAAAATTAGATCATAGGAAATGCTCATATAATCACCTATTTATTTTTTTCTTGGTTTTGTTTATTAGCTCTTTCATCTTCTTTTATAAGACTAATCTTAACTTTAGTTTCATCTTCAATGGTATCAATTACAGAACCTTTTAAATTGCTATATTCACTAATTGCTAATTCAGCTAATAATTCTTTATTTCCATCTGGAAGTTTTGAAATTTCTTCTTTTAATTCTTCTGCATTTAAACTTGCCAACATACGTTTTAATTCAGAATGTAATTTTATATCTTCATGTTTAAGATTTAAAATTCCCAATGAATCAAATACTTTTTTATCTGGAACATAAATATCACCTGTTTGAATTAAATCACTAGTGTATGCCATATTTTCTAATTCTACGTAAGGTAATGAAGCTGGGGCAGCAATTTTCATTAAATTAATAGGTCTACCATTTAATTGAATCCAATGAATTCTAGAGTTGGAATTGTTAATAATCCTAACTTTTATGTCTGGATCAATTGACATTGTGTTAAAGTCGTTTTTAAATTGAGTATCTTTTCTTGCCATAAAATAATCATCCTTTGTTTTAAAATTTATTTTTATTTATTTTAGTATTATGATACGTATTTCCAAATAAAGCCTTTATGGGATTTGTATGTTCCTTCACAGCATCCAAGAAGATAAGTTGTTCTAAATATAGAATCTATAATTATATCTTTATATGTATCCCATGTTTTAATTAATTGACCATCTAAAGTATATTGATTAATTTTCTTACCAATTCTAGGTATAAATTTGTTTATATTAAAATCTTTTTGTTCGTACTCTGATTTGAAGAACCATAGAAAATTATGAGCATATTTAGTATTATGAAGACATGCGTTAGAAATATTAGTTTGGGAAAGATTCAACACTTTAGAAACATAATTGGCACTTTCCCACTCTTGAATATATTTACCATCAATAGTACATTGAATAATAGGTTTACTTTTAGATATACTCATATTTTTTCTACCTTCATCTGTACGTTTAATACCTTTCATTGATTTACTCATTTTTAATTTAGTTTTTTCTGAATGATGAAGACCCAATTTACTTTCAGCAATAGGACATATATTATAAGCAATTTCTTTATTGGTAGCATCTAATGTATCTATCCAATATTGTTCACATTTAACTAGATCGTTTTTAGATTCTACTTTTTCTAATAAAACATTTATGAAATATTGAGAACCATATTTATTATAAGAATTTTGTAAATAAATATTTTTATGTTTTTGATTTCTTAAATCTCTATAATGACTTAATTTACGTTGCCATAAATTTTTAGCACTACCAACATAAAATTTATTATTTACTAAATTTATAATTAAATAGATACCTGGATATTTCATATCACTTGTAATTATTTGCGAATTAATTGTTTCTAATATAATCATTCCTTTCTATAACTAAAATATAAAAATAGAGCAAATAAATAAAAGAGGGTATAAACAAAATACCCTCTTTTAAAATAATATTAATAATTTCATTAAGAAAATCCTTACAGGGCGACGTTTTTATACATGCAGTAGTAATTGGAGTAAACAATAGTTAAGCCGAATTTGCGATAACTTTCGAAATCAATACTCATATCAGCATTTTCAGTTTCTCTTACAATTGTTTCACCTTCAAATGCAATCTTAACAATTTTACTTTCATTAGTTGCTACAATAATAGCATATTGATCACTCAGAACTTTACTTGTATTAGTATCATCAGCAAAAGCATTAGGTAACACAACAACACTAGCACCCCTAAATTTACCAATTCTACCAAATTCCCTACGTTCAGTTTTATCCATATCACTTACAAATCCAGGTGTTTCTTCAATAGTACCTGCAAAAGTAGGAGTACAGAAAATTACAACATTATCACCATAAGATTGAACATTAGTAATCAATTGTCCCATTTGACTAGGAACAAAAGAATTAGCTTGTATTTTCATATTAGCAGATAAACCAGTAAAAGAAGCAATTAAAGTAGTTTGAATTTGAAGATTAATTTTTTCCATAATACCATCTACGATAGCATTAATTAAATCAGTCCAATCTACAACTCCGTCTAAAAAACGCTCAAATTCGACATAAACTGCACCACCATATGCTTCCATAGTCATATTAATATAATCAACATCTAATCTTGTTCTTTCAATTACACCACCCAAACCAACTTTAGTAATAAAGTTAAGTAAACCTCTCTTACCTTTTTTAGTCTTAAATTTAGGTTTTTGTCCTTGATCTAACATTTGATATTCAACGAAACCACCATAAGCATCATCGACTCTCTTAGGCAGAATTTCGTCTACATTTTCTTCAACTAATTCAAAAATTTCATTTTTATTTTTCCTAAAACTCTTATACCTATTTTTACCATCAGGTACTAATTCCTTAAATGCATTTCTTAATGCTTCATTCTTTTCAGCAGAAGTATATGTAATACCATCTGCAATTGAATCATTTCTATCATATGTAGCTTTTGCTAATTCAAAATATTTTCTTTCCATATTAACTAATTCCTCCTTTTTATATGTTTATATTAATATTTTATTACTTAGGCTTTTGTGCAGGTAAACATCAGTGCAGACTCACCAGCAGGTAAAGTCACAACTCTAGTTGCTTGCAATTCAACGGCAGCGTTTGCATTTTGAATAGGTTCTAATTCAATCTGACCATTAGTTGAGGGATAAGCATAAACAGCAGTACCAGCAGTAATAGTAGCAACAATAGCAGCATAATTTGCATAATCACCATCATCATACTTGAAATTATTGGTATCAAACATATCACCAATTTGTAAACGATAAATTCTAGGTAAAAATTCATTAAGATTTAATCTAAAATTACCTAAAGACATATCACTTTCATCATACATTTTTTCTACACATGCAACCAAACCAACCCTATCAGTTGCAGCAGCAGGTAAATCAAGAGTTTTACCATAGTGATTTTCAACTAAAAGGAAACCATTTTGACATGCAGTAGCAGCAAAATCAGTTGAATTTAAAGCATACTGAATATTATGCTCACCTGTTTTTACACCTGCTACTTTTCTTAAATTAACAATACCATATCTACCAGTTACTACGTTATTAACATTAGCCATAAGTTAATTCCTCCTTAAATTTATTTTATTATTTTTTAATTAATGAAGTCCAATCTTCTTTTTTCTTAATAGAAAAATTAAAAATTGGAATCTCTGTTTCTGTTTTCTTTTTAGTTTTAGAAAATTTTGCTTGTAAATCTTTATCTGCATAAAGTAATTTAAACTCTTTTTCCATATCTTCAATGGATAAGTCTTTATCTTGCACAGATTGAATTTCTTCAACAGATAATACTTTAGAGAAGTTTTCAATTAATTCTGCTTTAAGTTGTTTTTGTTGAGATTCAAATGCTTCTTGTTGTTGCTGTTGAATGTTAGATTTGAATTCTAATAGGGAAGTGTTAGATTGAGTGAGAGTTTCGTTTTCAGTTACTAAAGCAGAATATTTATTTTTATAATCTTCTAATTCAGGTTTAATTTTTTCATACTCAATAGTAATTGCTTCAAATTTTACCTGAATATCATTCTTTTCCACTTCAAGAACATTAAATTTTTCATTAACTTCATTAATAATTACATCTGCATCTGTATTATTATCTAACTTTGAAAATTCTTCTGTTAATTCTTTTTCCTTTGAAGAAACAGCATAATCAATTGCTTCTTGAGGGAATAAATTAAACATATTTGCAGATTCTCCATCAATAAAATCAACAATTTCAAATTTCTTTCTTTTTTTTGTTGCAAAATCAATTACAACACTATCACCATTCATAGAATACATAAATCCATAAAGATTATAATTATCTTGTCTATCATAAGCAAATACTTCTGATTCAGAACTGTCAACGTAAGAGTATTTTGAACGCTCATCGCCCCATCTATCTCTATACTTCTCTACATTTAAAGCATTTGCAATTTCTTCTTGTTTTTGAGAAGCTAGTAAAGCAAAATATTCTTCAATCTTTTCTTGTAATTGTTCAATAGAAAGTTCTTCAATATTAAAATTTAAAGATTCTAGAGTAAGATTATACTGTTCTAATAGTTTTGTTTTTTCTTCCACATCATTACCTCCTTTATTATTCATTAATTCTTTATCACCCCCTTCACTAGGGGTATTAATTAAATTGCTAATTTGATTATTAAATTCAAATAGCAAATTGTTAAACTGAGATTTAAATTGTTCATTAAAATTATATTTATTAACTACTACTGATGCTTGCTCAAAACAAGGATCTACATTATTTTCGCCAATTTCTCCATTCTCATTTACATCTTTACCTAGTAGGCAAAGTGCGGAATACTCAAATGAATTTATCTGGAAATTTCCACTATCTTTAATTGAAAAATCACTTACTGAGATTTCCATACTTTGATTAATTCCATCATCAATAACTTTTTGTATTTGCTCAGGATATCTACCTGCCCAAAGTACAACATCTGCTTGAAGATATTTATGTATTACTCCATTATCTTCAAGTTCAACCCATTGTGCGTTATGATTCTCTTTTACCACACCATAAGGAACTGTTTTATCTTTTAATACTAGAGTATTACCTTGCCATTCAATTGCAATATCATGTCCACCGAAATTATTCTTATCAGACAACCAATTACCAACTATAGGAATTAAAGATAGACTAGACATTGCATTAGTAAAAGCTAATTCTGTAATATCAGATAAATTTCTATTATCACCTTGATAAGCAATTAAAGCAGTACCTTCAACAAACTCAGAATTATTAACTTGTACAAAATCATTATTAAATTTCACCTTTAAACTAGGATGTTTATTCATATTTCACCACCTTTTATCAATAATTTTTTAAAACATTAATTTCTTACTAATAACACATTTACTTTTATCAATTTTGTTAAAATTAAATTTGTTATTAGTATCAATAATAAAAATCCAACATTGTTTATTGTCAATATTAGATTCTTGAAAAAGTTTTAATTCTTTTTGAAGTTTATATTTTTCTTGTTCATCAAAACAATATATGAATATTATAATCACCTACTTTAAATTAAATTAGGATACTTTCATGATACTTTTGATAATTGGTTTTCTAATTGATTTGATATAATATTTAATTCTTTAATAAGAATTGATTCAATGTTATCAAATTCCCAATAAGGGATACGGATTAAATTTATATTATTATTTTGACAGTATTCATTTTTTAATTTGTCGTGTATTTGTAAAGTTTCAAATCCATCATCTTTATATTGTTTTATATAATGAAATATTCCATCATACTCAATTAACATTCTTAATTTGGTTTTATCTTCGTCCCAAAATACAGATGAATCAAATTTTAATAATCCTCCACCAATGCCTTTTAAATCACTAAAAGTATATTGTAAATCATAAGGAAAACTATATTTAATCAATAAATCTTTTATTCTTTTTTCGCCTTTAGATATTATACATTCTAGGCATTGCTTAGTTCCTGTTCTAAAATTACAAAATCTTATTGTAAATAAATTACCACAATTACATTTAATTTTAACCCAACTATTTCCATTTTCATAATCTTCTTCTTGTGTGAGTAGTTCACATCCTGTATCATTTACAAATATTTTTGCTTTCTCGTAAGTCCATTTTATTCTTCCACATTTATAACAGTATTGCTTATGTTTTACTTTGCTTATGAAGTTTTCAAAAGATGTCATAAATTCATATTTACCACAACCACATAAAATTAATAGTTTTTGAGAAGTGTTTTTATATTCACTCTCTTTAGTAATTAATTTACATCCGCTGTCACTTTCTACTTCTATAAAATTCTTAATCATATTATAAGTCCATTTTGTTCTTTTTGAACATTTATTACATTGTCTTTTATTTTGATAAACAAAGTTATTATAATCTGTTTTAAATTCTTTTTCGCATTTACATAAAATTATTATTTTTTGACTAGCATTAATATATTCATCTTTTAAAGTAATTAATTTACACCCACTATTACTTTCAATTTCAATGAATTCTTTTACTTTTTCATAACTTATTTTTATACCATGTGCCATTTTATACCTCTTTATTTTTAAACATAAAAATAAGGAGGCAGAGGGGTTATCATCACGACAAGCCATACCTCTAAAATTATCTATTATTGTTTTCTTTATCCTGCGAGATTATTGTATTATCAGCAGGGTTATCAGTATTTGGACGACCACCTTTATCATCTTGACTACCAGAATTTTGATTCATACTAATAGGAGCAACCCATAATCCTTTTGATTTTGTCAAATTCTCAAATTCTAAACTAGCATTATAATCATCTGCTTTATGTCCTATTTTGCTGACTAAAATATTTAATGATCCTCCTATAGTAGTTAATTTATACTCATTATCAATCATTTCTTGTTGATTATACCAAGTTGTTTTCCATATATTTAATTTAAAAGTATATTTTTTACGTAGATTTACATTACTAATTCTATAATTAAACCAACTCTGTATTTTATCTAACATGCTAAAAACTATTGATTGGATATAAATTAAATTCTGTGCTATACCAACAGATGAATTTGTACTTGAACCTCCGAGTAATAAAGGAT